ATCCTGTTTCATTAGAGGGCATTGTAATAGTTATACTTGTTGCGTTTGGTACACTTGTTACCATAAATTTTTTATCTGCAAAATCTATTGCTCCAAAATTAGAATTAGTTATTGTAGTAAAAGTTGAGACATCTCCAAATAAAATTATATCTCCTTCTTGAAAACTGTGACTACCTCCAAAAGTAATAGTAACTATTGGTTGACCATTAGTCGTGCTAAATGCACTGGTAATAGCTGTGCCTAATGGATTAACTAAAGGGTGTATGTCATAAAATACCTCTCCTGAGTATGCATATAAAATTCTATTAGTTCCAATAACAGCATATTTAATACCCTGTTTATTAACCATGTGATGTAAACCTCTAGCAGCGCCAGTAAGTTTTGACTCACCTAGTTGACTCCAACCCCCTATCTTCTCAGGTGTACCATATCTAAAACGTACGTTTTCCCCACCAGTCCATTGAGACTCGGCTCCTGTAGATGTAACTTGTTTATTGAATCCTGGTAAAAATCCTAGTTTTTGTAACATATAAAATCCCTATAAAGAAGGCAGTAGGTATGGTGGATTACTGCCTTCATTATAAGGTATATATCATCGTTTAAACCAAGAAGGAAGACCTAAATGTGAACGCTTGTCAAACATATTATCTTTAGACCCTGGAGTTTTACGATTGTTATAATGAAGAAATACTTGAGCACAGTCTTTGCCTTTAAATTTTTCTCGCCAATGCTCTAGTTCACAACCAGAATAGACTAACATGTCACCTGGTTTTAAATCTACTTTAATACCTTTTTTGCCAATTTCCCCTGATGGCTCTAAATAAATAGCCCAATCATCGCCACCCAAATTCATAGTGGTAGATATTTCACAACTAAATCTATCTTTGTGTCTTTTAAGTTTATCACCTTTTTTATAAATCCTTGCAAAAGTATAAGCTGGATATAATTTTAATCCAGTAGCCTTTTCCATAATAGGTTGGCATTTTAACATTAAAGTTTCCATAGCTATATCAGAATAGTTTGAATAGGTATGTGGAATCTGACTGTCAGCTCCTTCGTACTCACCTAGTAATGTTTCATACGGAGATATAAACCTTGCATTAAGACAGGTATTTAATACCTGTCTCTTCATATGAAAATAATTGTACAAGAATAAAGCTAAATCTTTATTAATAGCTTGTTTTATAATTATATATTTATTTTTTTTAAACGACATCTTTAACTATTCCTTTTGGTAACGCTTGAATATTCCAATGTATAAATCTAAAAGGCTCAATACCAAAGTCCATTGAAAACTCATGTTCTAAAAAACCTGGAAATATAATTAATGTTCCTGGTTGAGGTTTAAAATGAATCAGTTCATTTCCATTAAGAATTTCCTTTATATTAGTTTTCATTTTTAATTTAGTTGACCTTGCTCCAGTACGTGGCTCGTGAAATATTGGCATTGATGTTTTTTCACTTGCCTTTAAAAAATAAAATCCTGATACGTGTTGATTCCAATGCACGTGTGCTGAATGATGTCCTCCTCCTTTTTTAGCAAACTCTTGTACCCACATCTCACTAAACATAGTAGTGTATTCTGACATATCATAACCTTGATGATCTAAATATTCCCAAGACTTTAGACCTATATAATCTCTAAAATCTCTAAAATTATTATCAGTTGTAAGTGGTGCAGAGTGGTAACTTCTTCCAAAGTCACCAAACTTTTTTATATGTGCTTTAGCTTCTGGAAAATTTTTAGCAGCTTTAATGTATTTGTTAGAAGCTTTAGTTAAAGATTTTATAAACTCTGGTTTTTGTTCTGACCAAATTGTAGTATTGAAGTAATTATTTACATTCATATTATTTAAATGGATATCCCAGGTTCCACATCACCAATGAATATCTTGTTCCTTTCGTTACAGGTTTAACTCTATGCCATACAAATGATGGAAAAACAATTATAGACCCTTTAGGTAAAATTTCTTTTGCTTGTTCCAAATGTTTAGCTTCTTCTCGCATATGGGGAGCGTAGTTTCTAAAATCAAACTCTAGTTCTCCACCTTCATATTCTGAACCATCGGTTAACTGACACGTCATAGATAGTTTTCGAATTTTACCATTGTCAGGTCCTTCTTTTTCATAAGGTTTATCCCAAGAATCACAGTGCCAATCATAGTATTGATTAAGTTTGTATTTTGTAAATTGACAAGACTCACTTCTATCCCATTCATAATTCCAACCAGCAAACTTATTAGCTTTGTGTATATAAGGATGTAATTCTTTATAAATCCAAGTATCATTTAACCAAACTAGATCAGAATTTCTTTTCATTTTCATATCTCTAATTTGATCTTTTGTTAATTCTTTATCGTCATAGCCACCTGTTCTTGCCATAGTTTCTGTTTTTGTTAATCCATATTTTACAATGTCATCACAGATTTTTGCAGGTATGGCTGATTTAAAATACCAATAGTAATTAGATATATTCATAGGTTATAGTCTGTACAAAATTCAAACTATCTTTCTGATTATTAGTTATGTAATACATATTCGTCGATGGAAACATAATAAACATATTGTTTTTAAGTTCTATATTCCAACTTCTTCCCTTACGTCTATTATCATCAAAGTGAATTCGAACAAAACAATCTTTAACTTTAACTCCGTAAAGCATAGTAAAGTCTGGAGAGTTACGTAGATCCACCGGATCAATATTTAATAAAGGAATTGTTGTCTCATTGGGTTTATAGATATTTCCCCAAGTTAATTTGTTAACTAAACTTATACCATGTTCAAGACCAATAAAGTCTTTCATATAAGTATTTAGCACATCCCAAGTTCTTGAAAATTGTAACTCATTACTTTTTAAATTAGAGTGTAAAATATGATGAGCTAAATCATTGCTATCAATTTCCCAATGCTTTGGCATATTGACATCACCATAATATAAAGCTTGTTCGTTTAATACTTTCTTTTGCATACCACCACCATTTTTAATTTATGCTAAAGCGTCTGTCAAGTCCCAAGTTATACTAGCTTCATCCCAAGAGTAACCCCAAGAATGAGTAGTTGTTTCGTTTTGTGAAATTTGTTCAGCTGTTAATTCTGGAGCATCACCAATAGGTGATTTCCAAGAAGCTGATGCAAAATGTTTTACCCAAGATGCATAAAGTTTTTTATTCCAAAAAATTTGATTATTTATATCCCAAGTATAACCTATACTTGCATAGTTTCCTCTAAATGCTTTTGAGTTATCACCAGATGAATGTGTTCCACCAAATGTATTGTAAGATGTTTGAATCCATAAATGTGAAGGCCAATTATTATGTGTCTCTAAATATTGTTGTCCAACTGTTTCATCTTCAACACCGTCAGCGTTATGCATGTCGACATTGTTTAATGTTAATACTTGTAGAACTTCATTTGTTTCTGATATTTTTGCAAAATGTGCCATAGTTATTTTTTATTATATATGAATGTTCTTATATCTTATTAGAGAAGACCATTCAAGTAATTGTTGTTAAGACTATTTATAATAAAATGATTGTAGAAATTGTTTATGTCCTAAAGTATTTGTATCTTTATAAAACTCGTTATATTTTTTTATTCTATTCTTTGTATATTTTTTAAAATCATCTGATAAACTATCATATTCTTTCTTAATTGACTTTTTATCAACTAAATTTAACTCTTTTAAAAGAATAGCAAAATTGGGTTGATTAAATAGTTGATATCCACCAGGAAAATCTTCTTCAATGGGTAGTCTATGTTTCCACTTTTGTAAATTTTTTTTTAGTGATTCAGGTAGATTAGGTTTAAACTCTTTCCAAAACTTACTATCTTTTTTACCTGTTAGATAATGTAACAAAACAAAATCTCTTATATTTTCTATTATACATTTAAATCGTGTATTATACAATTCAATATCAGTTTCCTTATAATTAATAATAAAATGAATTAACATAAATGCTTGTTGAATTGATGTTCCTATTGACGAGGCTTCCAAAGGTTCTATAAAACTTGAACTTAAACCTGTTGCCACACAGTTACTTATCCAAGCTCGATCTAAAGCTCCAGCTTCAAACTTTATATTTTTACCTACTTCTATTTTATGTCCTAGATACTTCTCACATTCTTTTTTAGCTTGTTCAGCATTAATATATCTATTATCAAAAACATATCCATTTCCCCAACGACCTTGTGTAGGTATTCGCCACAACCAACCTGAAGACATTGCTTTGGCTAATGTATAAGGTGCATATTCATCTGTATCGGGTGTAGGGAATGCAATCGCTTCATTCATAGGCAAATACTTTGAATAAGATTTCCATTTAGCACCTAACTTTGAAATAAGTAATCTTTTAAAACCTGTACTATCAATATAAAAATCGTGTTTATACTTTTTAGATCGGCTTTCAATACTTTCTATATTACCTTTTTTAATATTGACTTTTGTAATTTCATCTTCATAGATATTAATATTTTTTTCTTTACATTTTTTTAAAAGAAAATTATTTAATTTAAAGGTGTTGAAATGAAATTGATATGGCAAGTCATTATCTTTAATTTTATTATTCCAACTATCTTTACTTGTATATTCTTTAGGTTTTAAATTATTGATGATAGAATAAGCATAACCAGCTTGATATTGACCAAATTTAATATCACTTATACTACTTATAATACTATGATAATATGGTTGTTTAGTCCAATCTTCAAACATAATACCACCTTTAAATGTGGCATCTGTTTCTTTGATAAGTTCTTTTATAGCAATACCTGTAAAATCAGTAAACTCTTTCCAATGTTCAGTAGAGCCTTCACCTACACCTATGATACCTATTTTATCTGATTTGATTATGTCTATTTGTAAAGATGAAAAACGAGTTTTAAGAATTAAAGCAGTAACAAGACCTGCTGTTCCTCCACCAACAATACATATTTTTTTCATTATTAATATCTATATTTATAATGTTACTCTATTGAAACTTGTATCTTATGATTACTAATCCTGAGCCACCAGTGCCTCCACGGCCACCACCGCCTCCGCCTGTGTTAGTTGTTCCATTATTAGGAGGTGATAAACCATCTACGGTTTTACCATTTCCTCCACCACCGCTTCCACCTGTTCCTCCAACAAATGTATCTGTAGGACCAAAGTGTCTACCTACACCACCTCCACCTCCACCTGCTCTTGTAACAGATGAACCTGTAATTGAATTTGCTGTTCCAGCACCACCATTTCCACCTGTTCCCGGAGGTCCTTCTGCACCATTACTACCTGAGCCACCAGCACCACCTCCACCACCTCCAGCTATAGGTGCGCCTGGACCTGATCTAGGACTTGCTGTTCCACCAGGATTACCTTGAGGAGGACTTGTTGGAGGAGTATTACCTGCTCCAGCATTACCTTGGTGACTTCCACTTCCTGGACCAGGAAAACAACGTATAGCTCCACCCCCGCCAGAACCACCAGGATTACCATTACCATTCGGACCATTTGCGCCTCCACCACCAGTAGATGTAATTGTAGAAAATATAGAATTTGAACCATTTGAAGTTCCAGATGCTCCAGCACCAACTGTAATAGGATAACTTTGTTTTGATAAAGGAATAACACCTGCAGGACTTGGAAAAGAAGTTCTAAAACCTCCAGCCCCTCCACCACCATTTATCTCCTGGGCTCCACCACCAGCTATTACTAAGAAATCAACACTACTGGGTCCACAAGTTCCAATGGCAGTAACTACAAAACTTCCAGAACCTGTAAATGTATGAATTTTGCAATTACCAGTTGTTGTAACTGTTCCACCTGTAGCAACTATAAAAGGAGGAGGAGGAGGACCACCGGCACCAAATCCTAAGACTTGATAACCAAAAGATTTACCTCTTCTGTTTTTAATATTTTTTGTGTTCTTACCTGAAGTAAGTTTATTTTTAATATCTCTCATATCTAAATTTCTTATGCGTCGT